AATAACGAAAGATAATATTATGCCAATGGGAAAAGGAACATACGGAAGCAAAGTAGGTCGTCCATCAAAAGCTGCTAAGGCTAAAGGGATGAAGAAGATGGCTATGAAAAAGAAGAAGAAGTAATGCCATTTAGCAAATACAGTCCAAAACAGAAGAAGATAGCTAGGGTTGCACCCCCTCGTAATAAAATTACTGGGGCTGACTTCAAAGTATTAAGGGGTAGAAATGCACAGAAAAATACTAACCGTCGCAAGAAAGCTTGAGAAGGCTTCTAAGGCTCACGCCGGGCAAGCCAAGCTTCTTAAATCTATTGTAAAAAATGGCAAAGAAAAGAGCAAAAAGCGGAGGTAAGATATGCCCCGAAGGTAAGGCTTGGGCGAGGCGGACGTTTGATACGTATCCGTCCGCTTACGCCAACCTTGCCGCGTCCAAGTACTGCAAGGATCCTAACTATGCAAAGAAGGCTAAGGGTGGCAAACGAAAGGGTAGGTAATGGCTCAACTCAAAGAATGGCTCAAGCAGAACTGGGTAAGGATTGGCACTGATGGATCGATCAAAGGCCCTTGCGGAACGTCGAAAGATAAGAAAAACCCTGACCGTTGCCTGCCTAAAAGAAAGGCTCTCAGCCTCACGAAAGCGGAGAGAGCAAGCACTGCAAGAAAGAAAAAGAAAGCAGGAGCCAGAGGAAAGACAGTTGTAGCAAATACACCCAGAGCAAAGGTCAGAAGCTAATGAGGAAGGAACACAAAAGTAAAAAGGGAGGACTTACTGCCGCTGGTCGTGCTTATTTCAAGCGCAAGACAGGTGCTAACCTAAAGCCCCCTGTTACTGAAAAGAATCCAAAGGGTAAAAGACTTGCCCGGAAAAAATCATTCTGTGCTAGAATGGCAGGGGTTAAGGGTCCTATGAAGGACAAGAAAGGTAGACCAACACGTAAGGCACTAGCCCTGAAGCGTTGGAAATGTTAATAATTCAATAATCTATACAATGAGAAAAGAAGAATTCCGTCGCGGCACAGCGGCATATAACCTAGCAAAAGCTCAAGGCCGGTTGCCTTCGCAAAAAAAAGCAAAGCAAAAGGCTGTTCAGGGTCCAAAAACCAAAGCAATGTCTACGCCAACTCCCAAGCAAGCTGGCGAGAAGTTGATGGCTACTTTTAGAAAATTAACAAAGGTAGATAACAAAGCTCCAGTTAGTCGTAAAATAATTGAAGAAGAGCCTAGTGCAGAAAACAAAAGATTTTTAGGTATTTTTCCCACCGGTACTTTTACATCTCGTCGAGGTCCTAATCGTCGTTAATCAATGCAGGAGTACAGGTCATACGCTAGCCTAGATGATCGCATCCTCAAAGACGGGGATGTAGGCTTTGTTGGGTTCAACAATAGGCTTAGACCTGATCAGCTACAGGGCGGTATGCTGGCTGATGCTCAGAACGTCCGCTTTGACCGCAACGGTGAGGCGCAGGTCCGTAAGGGTATCGAGGTCATTGAGGCCCCGTTTGCCGTAGGTGGAGATGTACTTCGACTGCCTACTACAGCCGAAATTGGCAATGGAAGCACGGCAATGCTTCCTACGACTATTGAGTCAGCTACCTTAGTTGGTGCTGATAATCAGGCTAATATAATTATCAATGACCCAGCGGTAGAAGCTGGGCATACATTTGTAGCGACCAATGTTGTCAACGTAGAGGGTCTTGGTTTTAGTACAGTTGATCCTAATGGATCGCATACACTTGTTTCTGTGACTGATAACGGAGATACTAAAACGTTAAAATACGCTCTAACAGGTGCTAACGAAACCTACACAACTCCGATTGTTTTGCCCGAGCAATTACCATTTGATCTGAATACCAATACAACGCAAGCCATCATTGGATTTAATATGGTCCTTGACCAAGGGGCAGTTACCGAAGTTTATGCAAGTACTGAGTTCAGTGACCCTAATGAAAGCGCAAGTCAGTATATACTCATTGCCTCTAATCTCAAGGTTGTTGCTAAAAACCTAGCGACGAACGCAACTGTAGAGATTGCTTATCCATCAGGCGAAACTGTGCCACCTGAGTCATCAATGCTCCAAGCATTTAATAAGGTATTTATCTTCCGCAAGGGTCAAGTAGCTTTGGAGTGGGATGGTTCGTTTAGCTCCGTTTCACCAGGTAACTACGAGATAGGCAAAACCTATACAATAACCTCATTGGGTGCATCTCCAGACTTTACAGCAATCGGTGCTTCAGCAAACACGGTAGGTGTTACATTTACCGCTACAGGTGGAGGATCAGGCACGGGTACAGCTACCTCTGCATTTTCAAAGGTAGCAAGCGGAACCTATACACAGCCTACTTCTATTGATGCAGCTGTAAAAGATTTTTCTATTACCAATTCAGTTGGTTCCTTGCACACTACTCAGTCATTTGCTTTCGGCAATGACATTATTATGAGTGATGATGGTCCTACGGCTTCTTGCGGATTAACAGTGCCATCAGAATTTGTTGTCCAAAGAGTATTTTCTGCAGGTAACACTGTTGCGGTTACTGGAGTTTCAGTTAGTGGCACTACCATAACCGTTACAACGGGTGCGAATCACGGTCTTTCTTTAAATCAACCTATTACTTTTGCTGACCTTGATGCTGGGTTAAATGGCAATAATGCCGTCTCAAAGGTTAATAGTGCTACCGAGTTTGAGGTAGAGGTTGCAACTACATTTACTGCATCTGACGTTACTGGAACTGTAGCTCCAGCAGCGGGTATCAAGTTTATTATACCCCCTGAATCAATCAAAGATGCCAAAACACCAGCCGAGGTTCGTGCATCAAATCCCACTTTTATAAAACGAGTATCTGTAGGTCTTGGATTCACTCATATGCCAGCCCCAGAGTTTGCTGTCTACCATCAACGCAGGTTGGTCATGCCGTTTCAGTTCTCGGTCAATGCAAGTGCGAACTCATACACATCAAGGGGAATCTTAGATGAGATTATTGCGTCCGATATTTTAGACTCCGACACCTATGACCAAATCTTTGCTCAATACAGATTTAACGCAGGTGAAGCGGACTTCACCGTAGGGTTGCACTCCTTCTCCGAAGACAACTTGATGGTGTTCAACCGTAATAGCATTCACCTAGTATCTAATACGACTTCTCTACAATCTGCTAGCACTAAACTACTGACTGATGAAGTTGGTTGCGTAGCCCGTAATAGTATTGAGCAGGTCGGCAATCAAGTTATATTTCTGTCCGACAATGGTGTTTACAGCACTCAGTTCTTTGATGAGTACAACCTACGTGGAACAGAGACACCTCTAAGTGAATCTATTAACGAAACCATCAAGCGAATCAACAAAGATCAGCGGAGCCAGGCAGTAGCCGTTTACTTTGACAATCGTTACTTTATTGCTGTGCCTCTCGATGATGCGCTTCGCAATAACGCTATACTCATCTATAACTTCTTGAACAAACAGTGGGAAAGCGTGGATAGCGTTGACAGCACGGACTGGGACATTCAGAACCTAATAGTTGCCGGTGAAGGAAGCCAGCGGGGTGTTTACGCCATAAATAGACTAGGCGGGATCCATAGGGTAGATGCTCGGTTGCAGGGCGATGACTTGATTAATGTAAGCATCGGAGGTTCTAATGAAACCAAGACTGTTAAGGGAAGCATTACTACTCGTCAGTACACCTTCGGCAACATGAGTAGAAAGAACTGGAAAGAGTTCCAGATGCACGTAGAAAGCAGTGCGGACAATGTGAGCAATTTTGACCTATCTGCCGAAACAGAGAACCCGGACGCAATCTTTACTTTAGGAACCCTTAACAGCTTCAACGGCAATGCTAATTTAGCCGAAGCTGAAGATGTGTCCATACGTGGTAGAATAGGTAACCGCAGAGGTCACGGAATACAATTTACAGTTAACAATACACAAGGACGACCAAGAATTAGGTCAATACAAACTCAAGGATCAACCTCCTTTAGATCAACACAGAAAGCAGAATAATGGCAAGATTTGTAACAGGCGAAACATTTGGAACAACCGATACGGTAACAGCTACTAAGCTGAATAATGCCGTCAACAACGCTGCAATATCAACGGACTCCGTAGATAACAATACAATAGAAGTAAATTCTAACGCGCTTCGATTAAAAGACAGTTCAAGCAAAACAACCGGCGTAACCTTTGCTAAAATGCAACACATAAGTACGGCTAAGGTTCTTGGTCGATCTACCGCTGGTGAAGGAGATGTAGAGGAAGCGTTTGATTTTAAGGATGAAGATGATATGTCATCTAACAGTGCTACGGCACTAGCGTCTCAACAAAGTATTAAGGCTTATGTTGACTCAACAGGAATTGTTCAAACTGCGTTAGCATCTACAACTGGTGAAGTAACTACAGGTAATTCAATTCCAGCCGACTCAACGATTCCTCAAATAGGTGAAGGAGAGTTTACAGGACTTAGCGTTTCGATGACTCCTACATCTACTACTAATACTATACGAGCTGCGATAGAGGGACGTTTTATTACCAGTGTCGCCGGAGCAACCATCGTAGTGGCTTTATTTGAGGGTAATACTTGCGTAGGGGTTACTCAATATCAGCAGCCATCTAGTGGCATTGGCGCAACTAATTCTACTTTTTATTTTAATTCAGCGTCCACTGCGGCACATACTTACACGGTTAGGTTCGGGACTACAAGTGGCATTGCTACGTTTGATATTTCACCAACTTTTGGAGGCGTAAGAAAAGCTACACTATTTTTAGAAGAAATATCTGTTTAATAAACTTCCTCCTGCACTCAATTTAATATATCAACAATATGGCAGTAATAACATCAGGAAAAACATTTGCTAACGGCGAACAGCTATCGGCTGATAAACTTAATCTAGTAATTACAGGGGCGACCTTTAATATAGAC